TTTTCGTTTTTAAATTCGTCAGCCTCTTCTTCGCTGTAAACATCACCACTCAATTCAAGCAACTTTAATATTACCCTGTCTTTGGCTCTTTTTTCTGCCATAGCAAAAGGATACTTATTTGTGGTGTTATAAGGCGCTGCCTCACCGATAGATTCTTCGGTTGCATCTTTATAATGGCCTCTAACACTTATTACTGCGTGTTTATCTTTGACGGAGCTTTCTATTACCTTCATATCGTCAAAGGTTATACCTTTATTTATTGCTATTTTTTCTAATGCTTTGTGTAATACCACTGGCGTACCGTGGCAGTTCCATGTTGCTTGTCTTTCCGTTAAGCCAACTTCTTTAATTAAATCAATTAATCGTTCTGGTATTTTAGTCATTTTTCTTTTCTTTCTCACAATTATTTCTAATAAATTCAAATTCATGATATAAACCCCAAAAAGCGGACTCTATATCCCTTACATCTGACAGCCATAAATCGTGGCAATCAGCAATTTGGTTTGATGTACTTCTTAAAGTTTTAAATACTTTCCAAATAGTCTCCTTTTCTTTGTTACTTAAAGGCATTTTCTAACCTTTCTAATTCTTTGTCTAAGTTACCCATATGGCTTTCGGCATAATTGTCGTAGCATTCATTTATAGCCTGAGAGATTACATTATTAGCATCCATTGGAAACATTTCTTGCAATGGTGCGCCTTCTTCAGTTTTTTTGAGCATATGCTTTAGAATTGCATCAGAGATAGCAACTTTTACAGCAACCGCTGGTGGTCTTAGCTTTGTCATATTATTTCTCCTTTTTGCTGATTCTGACTTTACTTATTATTTTTGGCGGTGTAAAGGTTAAATTAATGAAACGTAAATAGAAGAGGTTAAAATGGACAATAAGATTATATTAAGTTTAGATGAGATACGTTATAAACTTAGAGATAGGAACTTAACAGCGGTGGCAAAAAATGCTAACGTGTCTAGACCAGTTTTATATCAGATTATTAATAATGAAACTGACCCAAAGTTTTCGACAGTAGAAAGGCTGTCTGATTACTTACAAGAATAAACCCTCGAAGCAAAAACTCCGAGGGTCATAAGCAATAAAGAAGAAGTATTTTTGAATACTCATAGATTACAAGGAGTAACCATAAGTTATGAGTAACCTAGTTTCGAACGTAATACAAACAAAATTAGTCGGGTCGCCTACAAAAAAAGCTATTTTGATGTATATGGCGGATAAAGCCAGTGACGACGGTAGTGGTATCTGGGTAAGTAAAGGCAATATGGCAGCAGACTTAGAGATGTCTAGTCGCGCTGTTAGAATACATATAAAAGATATGCTTGCTTTAGGTATTTTAAAGGTTTCGGGGCAAAAGGAGTGTCGCCACGGTTATACTATAGATTACCAAATTAATTTAGAAATTGTTAGTAAACTACCTTCTACAAGACCACCCCTGAACGACGTTCACCCCTACCACGGAATGACATTCAGCCCTACCCCTGCACATGGTTCACCTAAACCATCCAACGAACCATCCAATGAACCTATTATATTAGTACGCTCTATTGATGTGGTTGTAGAGCAGTTTGATAAGTTTTGGGAAAAATATCCGAGAAAAACAGCAAAAGTACCTGCAAGGCGAGCATTTCCAAGAGCGTTACTGAAAATAAGTTTTGAAGAGCTTATGGAAAAATTAGACTATTTTATAGATGTTCATAAACATACAAAAAAACAATTTTTACCCCACGCCAGTACATGGTTAAATCAAGAACGATGGCATGATGTATATGAACCACAAGAAAATTTTGATTTACAAAAAACAGTATTAAGTGAGATGTTGAATGCGAAATAACGATTTAAAAGAAAGAACACTAAAGATGTTAGGTCGGCTTAATGCGCCGAGAGCCGTTCAAAACAATGACGAAAATATGAAAAGCGAAGCAGAATTTTTATGTAATCAAGTTATAAAATTAGCTCCTAGCAAAAATTATAGTCAATGGTTTGAGGATTTTGAGCATAATTTACTGTCAAACTTAGAAACTAGAACGTGGCCAACTGCGAAAGAAATAAGTAAATCAGCAAAAGAAATAGCACCTAAACGTCCTGAATTTAGGGAGCTTACACCTGAAAAATATCAACCTAACGAATTAAAAATAAATGCCGATAGAATCAATCACGGCGAGCCAGTGGGAGAAAATTATATAATGGGAGCGATGGCGGAGCAGATGGTAAGGGCGGGGCTTGTTGCAGAAAAACAACTAGAGCCGTACAAAGAATACTTGAAACGTATGAAAAATGATTAAATTATGTTACACAGGTCGTGAGGTTTCAAACTCCTCCCTGTTTGAATTAGGTTCGCTTATTACTGCTTTTTTACGAACTAATAAACCTCACCAACTTCCCTCGCCTTGCGCGGGGGATTTTTTTTGCTATAATAAATGAATAACCGAAAGGGCGCACCCATGAGTAATGGACGGTCTTGGCCTGCTGATAAGGTAGAGCGAAGAGACATTAAAACGCTAATACCTTATGCACGGAACAGTCGCACCCATAGCGATGAGCAAATAACACAAATAGCAGCTAGTATAAAAGAGTGGGGTTTTACTAATCCTATTTTGGTTGATACCGACAACGAAATAATAGCAGGACACGGCAGGCTCTTAGCGGCAAAAAAGCTTAATTTACAAGAGGTTCCGTGTATTTTAGCCGACGGTTGGTCCGAAGCACAGAAAAAAGCTTATGTGATAGCAGATAATAAATTAGCCCTCAATGCAGGATGGGACATAGATATGTTATCGATAGAGTTTTCAGAGCTTAAAGATTTAGATTTTGATTTAGGTTTAACAGGCTTTGATGCAGACGAGTTAGCTAAATTACTACAAGAGCCTGAGAAAGAAGGACTTACTGACGCAGACGACGTACCTGAAGCTCCTGAAAAACCTATTACTGTGGAGGGTGACGTTTGGGTTTTAGGTAATCATAGACTTATATGTGGCGATAGCACCGACTTTGATTCGGTTGAAAAGTTACTGCAAAATAAAAAAGCTAATATGTGTTTTACAGACCCACCCTACTTGATGGACTTTACTGGTGGTATTCACGCTGACGGAAGTAAATCATTTAACGCTTCTCATGGCAGTATAAAAAATGACAAAATGTCAAAAAAAGATGGCGAGGTTTTTTTAGACTCGATTAACACTGTTATTAAAGAATATGTGGACGGTGCTTTTTATATAACCTTTTATAGACTGGGTATAGACGGTTATTATGCTAGTTTAGATAGAGTTGGTCTACGGTGTAGGTCTTTAATTATATGGGATAAAGGAAACCATACTCTAAGCAACAGTGATTATATGAGTATGTATGAACCTATATTTTATGGGTGGGTGAATAATCACAAATTTTACGGTGGCAAAAACGGTATGGATATTTGGCGAATAGACCGTACTAAAAAAAATGACTTACACCCGACAATGAAACCAGTGGACTTATGTATAAAAGCTATTAACGACGGTTCTCAGGTAAATGGTTTAGTTTTAGATTTGTTTGGTGGTTCAGGGTCAACACTCATAGCGTGTGAAAAAGTTAATAGAGAATGTAGGGTGATGGAGTTGGAGCCTAAATACTGCGATGTAATAATTAAACGTTGGCAGGACTTCACGGGGCAGGAGGCGGTTAACGAAGAAACAGGTAAAACTTATGCAGAGTCAGACTAAGTTTATGAGTATGGTGGAAGCAACTACTAATGTAGCTGTAGGATATATTATAGCTACGGCGGCAACTTATGTTATACTTCCTTTACACGGTTATAAAGTAACTACTTATGATGCGCTGTCTATTTCATTAGCTTTTACTTTTATATCGTTAGCACGATCTTATATATTAAGAAGGTTTTTTAATAGGTTATAAAATGTCTGAAAAAAACAAAGGCGGCAGGCCAAAAATAGTTTTATCAGAAGAACAACGCAAAGAACTTGAAACGCTTGCCGCTGTGCTTAGTACAGAACAAATAGCAGATTACTTTGGTATAAGCAGGCGTGTATTCTTTGATATTATAGACAGAGATGAAGAGGTTTCTGCACTATATAAAAAGGGTAAAGCTAAAGCTGTTGGTTTTGTTGCACAAAATTTAATTCAAAAAGCTAGGTCTGGTGATTTAGGCGCACAGATATTTTACCTAAAAACACAGGCAGGGTGGAAAGAAACGCAAAGAGTTGAGGGTGCGGGGAACGTAGGAGAGCATATAGTTGCCTATAAATGGTTAGACGATGACGACGAGGACGATTAATTATAGGCCGAGAAAGCTTGTTAAAAGTTTTCATAAACGTAAAGAAAGATTTGCCGTTATCGTCGCTCACCGTAGGTTCGGTAAAACGGTTGCAGCCATAAATGATTTAATTAGAACGGCATTAACCACAGAGCGTAGTAAAGTTCGCGTTGCTTATATCGCACCATATTACCGTCAAGCTAAAGCGATAGCGTGGGATTATTTATTAGAATACACGCAGGATATAGAGGGCGTTTCTTATAACGTGGCTGAATTAAGGGCTGACTTTCCTAACGGTGCTAGGTTTAGATTATTCGGTGCAGATAACTACGACGCCATGCGAGGGTTATATTTTGATTCTGTTGTATTAGATGAACCTGCTGACTTTCCTGCAAATGCTTGGCCTACTGTTATTAGACCTTCGTTAGCTGACCGAAAAGGTAAAGCGACTTTTATCGGCACTCCGAAAGGTAAAAATGAATTTTGGGAAATATATAACAACGCGCAAAACAATGATAAATGGTTCTGTGCTATGTATAAAGCTGACGAAACGGACATACTTGAGAAAGAAGAATTAGAGGAAGCTAAATTAACAATGGGCGAGGATAGGTTTGCTCAAGAGTTTCTGTGCAGTTTTGAGGCAGCTATACAAGGCGCTTACTACGCTCAAGAAATGAAAACAGCTAAAGAAGAAGAAAGAATAACTAGTGTACCCTACGACCCTGCGGCGTCAGTGATAACAAGTTTCGATTTAGGTATAGGCGATAGTACCGCTATTTGGTTTGCACAATTTGTAGGACAAGAAATACATTTGATTGATTATTACGAAAATAGTGGGGTAGGTTTAGACCACTATGCTAAAGTTTTACATGAAAAAGGTTATCATTATGAGGCACATATTTTACCACACGATGTAAAAGTAAAAGAATTAGGAACAGGCAAAAGCCGTTTAGAAACTTTAGATAATTTAGGCATACGAAATATAGAAATAGCACCAAGGCTTAGTGTAGATGATGGCATACAAGCTTCACGGTCAATGTTAAATAGATGTTGGTTTGATGCTAAAAAGTGTGAAAGAGGCATAGAAGCTTTACTGCAGTATAGAAGAGAGTTTGATGAAAAGCTCAAATCGTGGCGTGGTAGACCTTTGCATGATTGGACATCTCACGGCGCAGACAGCTTTAGATATTTATCTGTTGGGTATAGGCCGACTATAGATTGGGGTGAACCTATAAAACGTAATTTAAAAGGGATAGCGTAACGCAAAATAATGTGTTATAGAGGCTTTAAATAGGAGGGTTGCCGTGAAAAAGCCGAAGAAAAAACCTGTTTGGGAAACTAAAAACCCAAAACCTAAGAATAAACGTGGCAAAATGACCGCCGCGCAAAAGGCAAAAGCTAAAAAAACAGCTAAAGCAGCAGGCCGACCCTACCCTAATATGGTTGACAATCTTCGCGCAATGAAGAAAAATAAAAGGAAAAAGTGATGCCCTACGGTAAGAAGCGAAAAGGCAAGAAAAAATAGTGGCTAAAGACCCACGACTAAAACGAGCAGGAGTTAGCGGATACAATAAGCCAAAACGTACCCCTAGCCACCCTAAAAAATCCCACATTGTTGTTGCAAAAGAAGGTAGTAAAATAAAAACTATCCGCTTTGGTCAACAAGGCAAAACTGGTGATAAAACCATGACTAAACGAGCTAAGTCATTCAAGGCAAGACACGCTAAAAACATTGCTAAAGGCAAAATGTCGGCGGCTTATTGGGCAAACAAAGTTAAATGGTAAGGTAAATGGCTTTTTCTAACTATACTGATTTACAAGCTTCCATAGCAGAATGGCTTAACAGAAGTGACTTAACGAATATTATTCCAGACTTTATAAGATTAGCTGAAGCTGATATGAACGATAAAATTAGGCACTGGCGAATGGAAAATAGAGCTACAGCCGTTGCAAATTCACAGTTTACAGCAATACCGACAGACTTTTTAGAGCCTATAAGGTTACATTTAGAAACTGACCAAAGAGCTATAGAACTTGTTTCAGTTAATGAAATACAAAGACTTAGACAAGCAAATGCCGATATAAGTGGCGAGCCAAAAAACTATGCTATTGTGCAAGGTGAAATAGAATTATTTCCTAAGCCTGACGCTTCTTATAATTTAGAACTTTATTATTATGCTAAAATACCATCGTTGTCATCTTCACAAACTACAAATGCAATACTAACAAATTTTCCTAATGTTTATTTATATGGTTCGTTGTTACACGCAGCACCATTTTTAGGTGAAGACGCTCGAACGCAAACTTGGGCTTCTTTATACCAAAGTGCAATAGCGGTAATTAATAACGCAAGTGACGGTGCTAAAACTAATTCTAGCGGCAGAAGAATTAAAATTAGGAGTTATTAATGGCGACTATTGTAAAACGTGCAGTAAAGGGCGCTCCGCTAACACACGATGAAGTTGACGCCAACTTTGAAAACCTAAACACAGAGCTTGCCACTAAATTAACAGGTTTAAGTGCAGGCGGCACAGTAGATGATGATAACATCATTAACTTTGGCAATGGTAGCGATTTACAAATTTATCACAACGCTACGGCGAGTGACGCTTACATACTAAACAACACTGGCGAGTTATACATTCGTGGCGATAATATTACGCTGGGTTCTGTAGACCCAACAAGCCCAACATTTATTACAATGGATGAAGATGGCGCTGTTGAGTTATATTTTAACAATAGCAAAAAACTAGAGACAACGACAAATGGCGTAACTGTTAATGGTTCATTGGTGGTGACAGGTGGTTTTACAACTGGTAGTTTAAGTGTTTCTGGCAATCTTGATGCGAATAATTTAACAGCTACAAGTGCTTTAACATCTGGCTCTGTTATAACAGGAATAATCACAGCAAGCGGAGTTATTACAACGACAGGTCTTACGTCAAATGGTGATGTAGATGTTAATGGTAATTTAGATGTTTCTGGCAATATTACTGGCACTTTTACAGGTGCGGTAAATGCCACGACGGTGACAACAACAGGCGATATTACGTCTGGAAGTAATGTTATTGCTACTGGAAGTATTACTTCTGATAGCATAGCAGCAAATGGTTCCATCTCTGGTGGGGCTATAAGTTCAACAGGTGCGATAACGTCAGGTGGCGGTATTAATTCTGTTGGCGATGTAACTGTAACTGGTGCGTTAAGCGTAACAGATGCAGAACAAACTAGGGTCAACCTCGATGTCGATAGGGCAGGGGAAGCATTGGCCTTTGCTATAGCCTTGGGTTAAACGAAAAGGAGAAAATCATGGCTGACGCAGCGAAAGCTACAATGGAAGTTACAGTCCTTCCAGATGAGATTGCAAAAACATTCTCAGCGACTATGACTGTCACACCTGAAGATGTAAACGATAAGTGGTATTACAAGCTATCTTCAGTCAACAACACAAGCTCTGACCTTATTGCAGGGTCTTTTGTAGACTATACCGCAGTAGACAGTTCGACTGCTCCGACTAGTGTTGACGTCGCGGATAAAGCTAAGTTTGTGTTTATTAAAAACGTAGATGGTAACAATGGTTCTGTTTATGTGACTTTTGACGGTACTGCCGCAACAGCGACAAATACTTCGGCTGTTGTTATTGGCCCTAACGAAAGCCACTGTGGACGTTATCCAAATGCTACAGTCGCAGACATAAATGCGATTTCTTCAACTGGTACAGTAGAAGTTATCGTGTGTGCATTGCTCGACGACGTAGCTTAATAGTAGAGGTATAGCACATGGCTAATGTATTCAAAAATTACACGGCATCTTCTGTAGGTACTACCGAGGAAACTGTGTACAATGTTCCATCGGCAACTACGTCAGTGGTCATTGGTTGTAACTTAGCCAATGTGCATACCGCTCAAGTAAAAGTATCGGTCAAGGCTGCAAACGTATTTTTGGTAAAGGATGTTCCTTTGCCTAGCGGTGCGGCCTTGTCTGTTTTAGATGGTAAGGTTATTCTTGAGCAAGGTCATGCGGTGACTGTCGAGAGTGACACGGATAAATCCGTAGACGTAATTTTGAGTGTTCTGGAGCAAACATGAGCAAACAGAATGAGTTAGTTAATCTTGCAAGAAGTGGTGCATCAGGCAACGCAAACATTATAACTAACGGTAATTTTATTATAAGCCAAAGAGGTGATTATACTAGTTCAACTAGTGTTAGTGATGGCACTTATTATTTAGATAGGTGGGCATACGTTGATGATGGTTCGCCTAATTCTACTTTGATACATAATACTGATGGTAGTGTAAAAATTACAGCAGGAGCTTCGGTAACTGGAAGTGCTAGGCTGCGTCAAAAGTTTGAATATTCTTTAGCTCCTCGACAATATGACAACAAAACTTTTACTGTTTCTGCAAAAGTAAAGTCTAATTCTGCAAATGCTAGAATAAACGTATATGCAGGAGGTTATCTCACTGTAACAGGAACAACCGCACATAGTGGAGGTGGAAGTTTCGAAACTCTTACCGCTACTTTTACAACACCCTCTACAATTTCAACAGAGTTTAGCGTTATCATTGGTATTGATGGAGTAAATAGTGGAAATGTCTCTATTACTTCTGGAGACTATTTTGAAGTTAAAGAAGTTAAAATGGAGTTAGGCGAAAAAGCTACAAATTTTCAACACCGCTCATTTCCTGATGAGCTTGCTTTGTGCCAAAGGTATTTTTATAAATTTACTCGTAATAATGGTACTGGTAACGCTGTTTACGCATCAGGTGAATACAATACTAGTAATCATAGGCTGACTATTGAGCATCCTGTTACTATGAGGGCAAATCCAACTATAACCGCATCTTTTGACGTTAGTTCTGTAACAACAGATTATATAAGCAAAGAATGCACAGGTTTTTTTAAATCTTCACCATATAGATTTGAAGCAGGCAGCGGTAGTAGTAATCATTTTTTTCAAGCCGATGCGGAGTTATAATAATGCAAATTGTTAATCCTAAATATTTATCAACTGATGCAGGAGAAAATTACGCAATATCCGTAGAAATAGATGGCACATTATGTGACGTACCCCTTGACACCGAAAACCGCCACTATGCCGCTATCCTCGAATGGGTTGCAGACGGTAATACCATAGCGGAGGCTGACTGATGGCAGGCTATATAGGTGCAAACACTAGCTCAGTTACTAACAACCAAAATGCGGCTGAACGTAGAAAGAAGTTTACGTTTACAGCTAATACGACTGTGCTATCTGGTTTAAATTTTGCGCCTCAGAAAATACACATATTCCACAACGGAATTAGGTTGGTTAGGACGACAGATTACACCGAGGCTTCCGATGGCAAGAGCGTAACCCTTGTAAACGCTGCACAAGCAGGCGATGAAGTAGTAGCTATTACGTTTGCTCAAGACCCTGCGTCTAGCGGTAGTGGTGGAGCTATTGAAGACGTTTTTTTTGAAAACTCAAATACATTAACAACAAGTTACACTATAACAGCAAATAAAAATGCAGGCTCATTTGGAGCAATTACAATAGCATCTGGCGTAAGTGTAACAATACCAACAACTTCTTCGTGGACAATAGTAGCGTAAAGGAAAATATAAAATGACTGTAACGATAAACGGAAATGGCACATTAACAGGTTTGTCAACTGGTGGTCTGGTTAGCCAACAAATTTTTACTTCTAGCGGCACTTACACCAAGCCTTCTGGCATTAACACAATTAAAGTAATTGTAACAGGCGGTGGCGGCGGTGGTGGCGGCGGCAACAACAATTATAATTCATACGCAGGCGGTGGCGCGGGCGGTACTGCTATTAAGTTAATAGATGCAACATCAATCACAACTGTAAGTGTAACTGTTGGCTCTGGCGGCGCAGGAGGGGCGGCAGGAAGCAGTGGTACAGTTGGTAATACTGGTGGAACTTCATCATTTGGTTCGCATTGTTCAGCAACAGGTGGTTTTGGAGGGGATGGTCATGTTAATCCTGCTCAATTTACTTCTGGAGTTGGCTCTGGTGGCGACATAAATATGACTGGTGGCTCATCCCAAGGTTATCAAGGTGGTGATGTTAGCACTGACTACGCAGGCGGCTCTATAGGCGGTGCGTCTTATTGGGGTGGCGGCGGTATGGCAGGCGATAGTGGGGGTTCTCACAATGGTCAACAAGGTCGAGCATACGGTTCTGGCGGTGGTTCTGGTGACCACAATGGAGCCTCTAATCATGGCGGTGGCGGTGCAGGAAAATTAGGAATTGTAGTCATAGAGGAGTATAGCTAATGAAAGCTCTTATTTTAGACAACGTAGTTGTAGACCTTGTTGAAGCAGAATTTGAGGTTCATTCATCAATGACATGGATGGATGCTCCTGACGGATGTAAAGTAGGTTATATCGTTCAAGATGGTTCTATTGTTGATAATGACCAACGCACTAACGATCAAAAGCAAGCTGACCTTATGGCTAAAATACGCAGTGACCGTAGAAAGTTACTAACTGCTTCTGATTGGACGCAAAGCCCAGATAGTCCTTTATCAGACACAGACAAAGCATCTTGGGCAACATATCGTCAAGCATTGCGAGATATTACAGATGGCTCTTACACAAGTGAAGATGATGTCACTTGGCCTACACCGCCATCTTGAGGTTAAATAGGTATGGCAGGCTATATTGGAACAACAGGCGAAACGCCCAGAGCTACTCAGACGCGAGATGTATTTACTTGTACTGGCGGTGAGACTTCCTTCGCAACAGGTGGTTACAGCCCCAACTATGTTGACGTATTTTTAAATGGCATAAAAATGCAAGTAGGTGTGGACGTAACGGCAACTAATGGTTCTGATGTGGTTTTTGCAACGGCTGTAGCGGCCTCTGATATTGTAGAAGTTATAGCGTATAAGACATTTGAAGTTGGCGGCGCGGCAGGCGGTGGATTGTTCAAGGGTGATAACGGAATATCTGGAAGCAGTGCAGGCGATATATTTAGGGTAAACGAGCAAGAGCTAAACACGGACGTAGAAATTACAGCTACAGAAAATGCTAGTGCGACAGGGCCATTGACTGTAGCCTCTGGTACAACGCTCACAGTTAATGGAAACTTGGTGATTATATGAGTACGTTAATAGTAGAAAACCTAAAGGGGCCAACAACAGGCGCTAACGCTAATACAATTACAATACCGTCTGGGCAGACGCTAAATGCTAGTGAGGGTTTTACGCCACCTTCTGGTCATATTGTGCAGGCTGTTCAACATTTACACGCCGCAACTAGCACTGGCAATTTAGGTAGAATTGACATTAGTACTAGTGGTTTTACAGATATTTATAGCCAAAACATAACAACAGAATTAGCAAATTCTATAATACACGTTTCAGGAATTTGTATAGCTTACGCAAATACTTCTACTTTAAGAGCGCAAGCTAGAATACTTTATTCTACAAACGGTGGTACAAACTTTTATGAAATATATAGAGACCCTTACGCTTGGTATGCTGACACAGTTTCTATGCAACCGCACACCATGACCCAGTTACACAGCCCAAGTGTAGCTGCAGGAACAACAATAATTTATAAATTACAAGCTTCACGAGTAGGATCTGGTACTCATTTTTTTAAATATGCTGATGGTGGTGGAACTACCCACAACAACTTAACTTTAATGGAGATAGCACCGTGAGCATTCTTAAAGTAGACACTATAAACGAAAAAACTACTGGCAATGGGGTGCATATTGCTGGTCATGTTGTTCAAACAGTATCTACAAGATTTAATACTCTTTTTATAATCGCCAGTACAAGTTTTACTACCATCGGCAGTCTTTCTATTACACCCAAATTTTCAAACAGTAAAATATTTATAAGTACTGTAAATCACGTTTATGTTCAGTCTGGTACTGCCGCTCAATGGAAAGTCGCAAACGCAAAACTTCTTAGAGATAGTACAGCAATATTACAAGACAATGCGACAGGATATGGTGTTGGTGCGTTTGCCACAGATGGTCCTGATAGATTTATGCAAAGTGATGTAATGCAATTTGTAGACACTCCAAGTACTACTAGTTCCGTAACATATTCTATTCAATATAATAAAAGAGACACAAACGTAACAGGCATACAAGTTAACAACGGTGTATATGGTAGGCAAGGTTTTATGTTACTTCAGGAGATAGCCCAATGACTTCTATCTTAAAAGTTGACCAGATACAGACCACCGCAGGGGCGGCTCCTACGACTAAGGATTTGGGTTTTGCGGCAGGGTCAGTTGTTCAGTTTCAAACTGTTGCTCGTAATGGGGCATCCAACTCCACATCTTCAACCAGTTTTGTTGATACTGGCTTATCTCTTACTATAACTCCTAAGTTTGCTACGTCTAAAATATTTGTAATGGTTCACCAAGTGGCGGCTGTTTTAGGTGGCACAGCAAATACAAGATGTGATTTTAGATGTATAGAGGCAAATAGTAGTACAGAAGTGTACAGAATGGACTATCACGGCAATGACCAAGTTGTAACAAACACACAAAGAAACATGAGTGGTAGCGGTACTTTCCAATGCTCAAACACAAATCAGCTAACTTTTAAAACGCAAGTGCAAAAAGCAAATAGTACCGCAAATGAAGTCAATCTTATTTATTATGACTGGTATTTTGAAAGCAAACTTACAATGACAGCAATGGAGATAGCACAGTGACAAATATATCAACAGCATTAACAGAATTAGGTGTAACGGAGTGGGTTCTGCGTGGCGAACCTACTTCTGAAACAGAGTTTAACGAAATGTTTCGCAAAGTGACAGGCGCAGACGAAAACGGTTCTGCCATAGAAAGTAGTAACCCTAGCGACTTTGGCACAACTTGGGCGGCGGTATCAGCTAAAAAAACTGAGCTAGTCAATGCAGAGCCAATGCGCTTACTGCGCGAGGAGCGTAACCGTAGATTAGCCGAGACAGATTGGTGGGCGTCGAGTGACCTGACCATGAGTTCTGAGCGTACAACCTACCGTCAGGCTCTCAGAGACATAACAGACAGCGCAACTAGCTTAGACGATGTAACGTGGCCTACTAAACCATCTTAATTGAGGTAACTAAATGACTAAAGCCAGAGACATAGCAGACAACGCAGGCCAAGGTGGTAGCGCATCTAATGTCATAATTAATGGTGCAATGAAAATTTCACAACGCGCCACAAGTGTAACAGGCATTACTTCTAGTGGCTATAAAACTGTTGACCGTTTTAGAACCAGTATAGGTTCGGCAGGCACATGGACGCAAACTCAAAATGCAGTAACAGATTTAGCAGGCTTTAGATACTCATTAAAAATGGCTTGTACTACTGCTAATACCTCTCTTAGTGCAGGCAGTAGTTTACAAATGAATACGAGACTTGAAGGGTTTGACATACAGCAATTTCAAAAAGGCACTGCAAGTGCAAAAAAATGGGCTATGAGTTTTTATGTTAAAGCATCTAAAACTGGCACATATATTGTTGAATTGTTTGATAATAATAACAATCGTCATGTTAACAAAAGTTATACGGTAGATACAGCTAACACTTGGGAGCATAAAAAAATTATTTTTGATGGCGATACCTCGTCACCTTTTGCAAACACAAATGGTAATTGTTTGATTGTTCAGTGGTTTTTAGCGGCAGGAGCTAATTTGACAGGTGGAACACTGCAAGAAAGTTGGGGTGCGCTTACAAATGCTAATCGTTGTGTTGGGCAAGTTAATCTTGCTGACAGTACGTCAAACACTTGGGAAATAACAGGCGTTCAGTTAGAAGTAGGAGATAAAGTTTCAGATTTTGAGCATCGAAGCTATGATGATGAGCTTGCTCGGTGTCAGAGATATTATGAAATTGCAGATATAGGCGGCGACACTTATAGAATAAGTCTAAATAAAGGTTCTACTGGTGCTAGTTATTATTGGGCTATTGATTTAAGAACAACAAAAAGAGTAAAACCAACTTGTACTATTACCCAATCATTCGATGATAATTTAACGCTTTCTGTTCATCCTAGTGCAACTGGCCTTAACCATATAGGAATTAAAAATGCTACTGGTGGCTCCACTGACACTAGGGCTTTAGGAGAATTAGATGCATGGACAGCGGATGCGGAGTTGTAAAAAATGAATATTACATCAGCACAATATGAAACAGATGAAATTAAAGAAGGTAACACTGGTATTATCGCGGTTATAGACGGTGTGACTATGGGAGTTCCTATAGATACTGCTAACCGTCATTATGCCGAGATTATGCGTCAAGTTGATGAAGGTTCTTTAACTATAGCAGAGGCCGAATGACTGCACTAAACCCATATGTCGAGCGTGACCCAAATGCGATAGGGGCAAATGTTGTATTTGCAGGAAAGCGTTACTGGCTAGTGGGATATTGCGAGGGTGATGGTATTTGGAGCGATGACGCACAAGACCAAGGCACATGGACAAATGACAGTGCGGCGACAGGTATTTGGGTGGATGACAGTGCAGCGTCAGGAACGTGGACGGATGCTTAGAAAAATGGTACGTTGGGTTTAAGAAAAGGAATTTAATATGTCTACGACAGCAAATTTAGGTTTAACGAAGCCGACAGTGGGGGGTAGCGACTCAACATGGGGAAATACGCTCAATTCTAATTTTGATTTACTCGACACAGCTATCAACACGGCAATGCCTACTGGTGGCATTATTATGTGGTCTGGTACGGTTGCAACGATACCGACAGGATGGGCATTATGTGATGGCACAAACGGCACACCTAACTTAACAGGTAAGTTTATTGTCCACGCAGACGCAGACAGTAGCGGAACGTACAATGTAGGCGCGACAGGCGGTGCAAATGATGTGACACTAGCGACTAGCGAATTGCCTGCTCACAGCCACACAGGTACGGCGGCAAGCGGTGGTAACCACACGCATACTGGAACGACAAGTAGTGACGGAGCGCACACGCACAGCTACACAGATAGTTATGTTTTGCAAAGCGCTCTCATTCCGGGCATTGATATAGATTTCAACTCTACAACTTGGAACCCAAACGGGTCACAAAGCAAAACAACAGGTTCGGCAGGGTCACACTCTCACACCGTAACCATTGCTAGTGGCGGCGCACATACTCACACATTGTCTGTCGATAATGCAGGCGGTGGCGGCGCACACGAAAACAGACCACCTTTTTATGCACTCGCTTATATTATGAAAACGTAAATATGACTTTAGTACCACTTGATATACCATCTGGATTTTACCGAATAGGCACAGACTACGAGCAATCTGGCAGATGGCGTGAAGGTAGTTTAGTTAGATGGCTAGACGGTTCATTGCGCCCTATTGGTGGTTGGCAAAATAGAAAAGAAGATTTTGCACTGCAGCCAATAAGAGGTATGCATGCTTGGGAAGCTCTGAACCAAAGCACATGGTTAGCAGGCGGCTCACATAATTCATTGGTGGCGATGACAGGTGGTGGATTATGCTACGACATTACGCCAGAAAACTTAGCAACTGGACGTATAGATGCGGCTGTAAGTACAGGGTTTGGTAAAGGTGCCTACGGTGTAGGTTTTTGGGGTACACCAAGACAGCAACTTTCTAACGCTATTCCTGACCCTGCTACGTTTTGGAGTTTAGATAACTTTGGCGAGTTATTGGTGGGTTGCCATTATGATGACGGTAGACTGATTGAGTGGGATTTGAATATTGTTAGCGGCTCAGAGCTAATAACAAACAACAGCTTTAGCGCAGGCACAGATTGGACGCTAGGCACTGGTTGGGCTATAAGTGGCGGTGAAGCTAAGTGGACAGGCACAACAGCTGCAAACTTAGAACAAGCTATAACAGGCTTAACAAGCGGAAAGAAATATCACTTTACTATAAGTGTAACTGACCCTGACGCAGATGCAGACGCCACAACCATACCGTCACTAAAAGTTAAGATTATTGGAACAACAACAACGACTGTTTTACTTGATAAGACACTACCTATTGGCAATAGCTTTTTTAGATTTGACACAGACGATACTGGTGTCACAATACAAATTTACCCTGCCACAAATGCAGAGCAAAATGTTAATGTCACAGAAACATCTCTTAAATTAGCTGTAGTAGCTACACCAATAACAAACGCACCACTATCTAATCTAGGCTTAGTTGTGACTGAAGAACGTTTTATCTTTGCATTAGGTTCTGGTGGTAATAGCCGTAAAATATCTTGGTGTGACCGAGAGAATAGAAACCAATGGACGCCTGCGGCAACAAACGAGGCAGGCGATATAGAGTTACAAACCGCAGGGCAGATTATGCAGGCGGTCAGAACTAGAGGCCAAACGCTTATTCTGACTGACGTAGACGCCCACACAGCGCGTTATCAAGGGCCACCCTACGTTTATGGCTTTGAGCGTGTTGGTACATCCTGCGGTACTGTGACAAGCCGTGGAGCGGTAGACACAGATCGAGGTGTGTTTTTTATTGGGCAAGAAAACTTCTTTTTGTTTAATGGTAACACAGTACAAACCATAAAATGCGATGTGCATGATTATATCTTTGGAGATATTAATACTTCTCAGCAAACTAAAATATGGGCGATGGGCATACCGCAATATGGCGAAGTGTGGTGGTTTTATCCATCCGCTAACAGCATAGAAATAGACCGTTATGTGGCTTACGATTACAACGAAAACCACTGGATGATTGGTGAGTTATCAAGAACGTCTGGCGTAGAGCGAGGCGTGTTCAGATATCCTATGATGGCTGATTGGGATACAACACACGCTAATATAAAAGAGCATGAGGTTGGCTATAACGTAGATAATGGTGCAATCTTTGCTGAAACAGGGCCAGTTTCTATAGGCACTGGTGAAAATATTATGAAGGTTACTGGCGTTATACCAGATGAAGTAACGCAGGGTGACGTAAACATGACGTTTAAAACACGTTTTCACCCTAACGACGTTGAAACTTCTCATGGCCCATTTACACCTGCCAATCCAACGGATGCTAGGTTCAGTGGTAGGCAAGTTCGCATGAGGGTAACAGGTGTGCGGCCTGCTGATTGGCGTGTTGGTATTATGAGGCTTGAAGCAACAGCGGGAGGCACTAGATAATGCCTGCTCCTATTTTGCCAGTTATAAGCCAAGATTTACAGCAGTGGGGCCGACAGCTTACAAACTATTTGCAGCGTAATTTAGGTAAATTGTATTTCAAATCTGCAGACGATAACCCATCGGAAAATGGCGTTATATTATGGGATGAAACAAAAAAATATGCGGTTGTATCTAGCGACAATGCTTTTCGACAGCTTGCAACAAAACAGCCTACTCCTAGTGCAAACACTGGTAGCGCGGGCGATGTAACTGGAATGATAAGTTGGGATACTAATTATATTTATATTTGTGTTGCTGACCACGATGGTACTAGTGCAATTTGGAAAAGAGTAGCTTTGGCAACTTGGTAGGGGTGTAAAGTAATTAAAAATGTGCTATAGAAAAAATAAATCGGAGTAGAGTGATGGGTATTTCAGATTTTTTAATGGGAAGGCCAGAACAGACCGTAATGGACCCTAGAACAATGGAGTCGCGTAATTTTATACTCGACGAGCTAAATAGGTTATACGGCATGGGGCCGATAAACGTCCCAAAATACTTTGCAGAAGTACCTGAAACGCAGTTTAGCGGAGCAAACAATTTATTAGCGGCTCTAGGCTTAGATACTGTAGCAACCCCAGACATAGATACAGTAGACGTCGGCGGCATAAGTGCTTATTCTAGCGAACCCCTGCAGGCACAAATAGAAGCTGATTTTGCGGAAAAATATCCATCACTTTATAATCAACTAATTGATAGAGTAAATGCACAACAGCAAGCAGCTTTAACAGCTTCGTTACAACCAACGTCAGGCGGCGGTGGTTCTTCAGAAATGGACGAAGCTCCTAGGTATCGTGTGGCACAAGCGTTTGACAGATTTGGCGCTACTGACATGGTTGATAAGTATGCTAACCCATCTTACAACGCTGAAATAGCTATAGCCAATGCAAATAAACCAGTAACTTTTGTTAATAGTAGCGGTCAGACAGTAACAAAAAGAGCTAAAGACATAACAAGCGATGATGCTAGAGGGGCTGTTGTGATGAATAACAGAGGCAACCCTCTTGATAGTAATGCATCGGCAAATGCTATGGGTGCCGCTACAATGCTTGCGTCTGGAATAAGAAACGTAGGCGGCGGTTACTCTCAGCCCCCCTCATCTTTTGGGCAGGATTTGAAAAATATGGCTAACAAGATAGGAAGCGATATTAAAAATAAAACTTTGATTGGTAGAATATTTGGAGGCGGCAGATGATAGGCGACAACATATTTCAGCAATCGCAGAATGCACAGCGGACTGCAGCAGACACTTATAACCAGATGGCAACGCAGGGTTTAGACCCAAATGCTTATCAACAGTTTATGAACCCCTATGTAGATGACGTTATAAATAGAAGTCAGCAAGATTTGATGCGCCAACAGCAAATGGCGTACAACACGCTAGACGCACAAGCAGATGCTGCAAACGCATACGGTGGTTCTAGGCATGGTATAGCTAGAGGATTATTAGGCGGCGAGTTTGCTCGGATGGGGGGTGACTTAGCCGCGCAACAGAGACTGGCAGGTTTCAATGCAGCGCAAAATTTAGCTAATAGAGATATAGGCATACGGCAGCAAGGTGCTTCTGGGTTGTCTGGTTTAGGTCGGCAGATGTTTGGGCAAGGACAAGTTGGCATACAACAACAGCAACGAGCCTCAGAACTATCTCAGAGGCAGCAACAAATGTTATTAGATGCAGCTAGAAACCAAACACTTTCTAATTTGGGTTATCCTCGAGAAAACTTATCATATTATTCTTCTATATTTGGTGGCTTGCCAAGTATGTCGCAAACAACACCAGAAAAAGTGGGTTTATTTGATATATTAACAGCGGTGGGCAGTTTGCCGCCATTGCCTTTTGGGTAAGAAATAAATGATAACATGGCAGGACGTACAAAAAGGTATTTTTAGTGGAGAAAGTGGTGGAGATTATAATGCACTTTTTGGATACCAAAACAGACCAGAGGGGTTATTTAGCGATATAAAATTAACTGACATGACGATAGACGAGGCGTTAAGTTTTGCAGACCCGAGGGGCGAGTATGCTAGTTATGTTAGTTATAATAACGATGGTGAAATTTCTACACCGATGGGCGCATATCAAATAGTCGGTAAAACATTAAGGGATGCAAAAGAAGCACTTAATCTAAGCGGTGACACAAAATTTACGAAAGAAACGCAAGACAAAATAGCTAAATGGATTTTAAAAACACAAGGCACAGATGCATGGGTGGGGTACAAAGGAACAAGAGTACCTCCGCAAACTGAAAAAGGAACTAAAACGATGGCGCAGACTCCATTAAACGCTTTTAATCCAAATAACCCAATGCAGATGATGCAAATGCCCACACAAGGCGGTTTGATGGGTTTTTTAAGAGACCCAAGAACGAGAAACGTCATGTCTGCTTTAAGCAGAACAAATACTGGTGCTAAACTGAATCAAATCGCACAAGCAGATATGGCAACGCAACAAACACGACAGGTTGCAAACAGAACGGCGCAATATTTAAGAACGCAAGAGGGTGGCGAGCCTTACGCTAGAGCAATCGAAGCAGGTATGGACCCTAAAGCGGTGTACAATAGTTTTATAGGTCAAATGGGCAACACTTCTAGAGTGCAGCAAGGTAAGCAGTTGCCAGATGGAAGTGGTTATTCCTTTTTAATGGCTGACGGAAGTGTAGGGGTAAGGTTAATAGATAACACTGTATTAACAGGAGAACTTGCAAGACGTTACTTAGCGGCTTCAACAGCTAGAAAAGCTGATATAGATAGAAGAACCGCAGGCGCGAAGTCATTAGGTAAAGATGAAATAGATGAGGCTAGAGAATCACAAAGTAAATTGGATACAGCGTCATTGAAAGCTAGTACGGCTATTAACAGGGCGCAGGCTATAATAGACAATCCAAACTTAGAAAACGTGACGGGCAGGGTAAACGGCGCTTTACCATTTTATACGGAAGATAACAATGACCTTGTTATTTTGATAAGTCAATTCCGAGATACATTAGGCGTTCAAGCGTTTGATTCATTAAGGGGTGCGGGTGCTATCACTGGACCAGAATTAGAAATGGCTACAAAAGCACTTATAGATTTAAACAGAACACAATCAACAGGACAATTTATTAGCCAGATGAACGAAATAAAACAGTATTTATCAGATGGTTTTGCGATTGCAGAAAAGAAAGCACAAAGATTAAGTGAGCTATTACAAGGTAACACAGAAAATTATGAGCCTGTCCCACCAATAGATGTAGAAGCATTAAAAGCTGAAATAGCGGGTACATCAAACGTAATTTCTCCGCAGAATCCCGATACAACGCAAAACGTAACAGAAACGGTTTTAGAGTAATGGCTGAATATGTAATCCAACACGCAGGGCGACCATATAGAATTAAAAATGTGGTTAATGAAAAACAGGCAAGAATAAAACTTGAAAACTATCTGGCGAAGCAAAAAATTGAAAGCGGAGACATGACACCTTCTGCCTTTGATAGTGGAAGGCCAAACCCAGAATATAATGAACGGTTTGGTGACACTGTTGAATACGCCACAAGAAACCCAAGGGAAGCTTTTTTCGGTTACGGTGGGCGCATGGTTGCTCCTGATAGAAGCATTGGTGAAAGAGCAAGCGATGCGGGTATGACTGCATTATCTGCTTTGGCGATGGTTCCGAATACACTCGCGGGTTTGATAGGGGAACTAGGTGGCAATAAAACGCAAGAAAGAAAATTAGCCAGAGATATGGGAATGATGTTTGAAATGCCAGTTTTGCCAACAGGTGTTTCTAGTGGTGTGGCTAGTCTCGGCAGGCAAACAGCGTATGCCCCAACTGTAAAAACAGTTACGGGTGGCGCGGTAAAACCCAGACAAGTAGGCGAAGTAACAAAACGAATGGAAGCGGCAGAGGCGGCAGAAAATTTAGATTTATATCCAAATCTTGGAATGATGGGCAGGCCACAAGCATTGTTGGAAGCGGGTTTAGAGGCTAACCCTATTAGTGGTGGCATAATAACAAAATCAAAAGAAAAAATAGTTGATAGAGCGCAGGAATTAGCCACGGATATTGCAAACAAAACAGGCACTATCAAAACAATGGAAGAAGCGGGTGGTGATTTAAGACAAGGGGCTGAACTGTTTAAAACAAAATTCCGCACTACACAAGAAGCACTTTATAAAAAAGTAGATAGATTAATACCACCAGAAACTCCTGTTGTAACAGAAAAAACAAACGAGCTTTTCGCAGAACTTTCAGCGGCAGGTTCTGGGAGTAAAGCTATACAAAATTTTATGGGTTATAGTGATTTTAATTCTATTCTTAAAGATTTACAAAAAGGTGTGGATTACAGAACATTAAAAGAACTGAGAACACGGTTTGGAGAAAGTTTAAAAAATCCTGCAGGCGAAATTTCTCGAACTATAGGTCAACAAAATGTTAATAAAATTTATAAAGCTTTAACCCAAGATATGAAAGCGGCGGCAGCTTCAAAAGGGGAAGGTGCGCTTAAAGCATGGAAAATAGCTAACGATTATACTCGTAAAAAAATGGATATAATGGATGACACTTTAAAAGACATTTTTAACGCAAGTGATAACCAAGCAGCGTATAACGCAGTAAAACGAACTTTAATAGAAGGTGGACAGAAGCAAAGTACAGCTAAATTAGCGCAGATTAAAAAGGCACTTCCTGCAGATGAGTTTAATAATTTTACAGCAACCATGATAAATGAACTTGGTACTGCAACGGCGGCGCAAAGGGCGGCAGGGACAGACTTTTCTATCCAGACTTTCTCTAGAAACTTAGAAAAAATTCAACCCGCCGCTAAAAAAGTATTATTTGGTGATAAAGCCGCAGACTTGGAAGAATTAAATAATATTTTGAAACGTGCTAATTTAGCGGGTTTGGAGAAAAACTTTTCTGGAACTGGTAATGTAGTTTCAACTTTAGCTCTCGGTGGTCTAGCCGTACAAGATTTAGCACTAGCGGGAGGGTTGGCTACTGTATTGGCAGGGTCAAGCTATCTACTGACGAGCAAACCGTTTTTAAGGGCGGTAAACAGAGCGGCCAAAAAAGATTTAGGACCACTCCAAAAAATTGCGGCAGGCGAAGGCAAATTAGGTTCTGCAGAGGCTAAAGAAATATTAAGAGTATTAGGTGCTTCCACGGGAAACCAAGAAATAACGGTCGAATAAGGAATATACAATGAAACTTGAGGCGATGGACGACAAAACAGTTGAAGGCATCATACAAAAGGCCGTAGAGGATGCAGTGGACTTCATAGAAGCTGAAATAACAGAGCCTAGACTCAAATCTCAACGCTACTACGATGGCGAGGTAGACATAGGATATGAAGAGGGTCGTTCTAGAGTTGTAGCAACTAAGTGTCGTGAAGTAGTAAAAAGTCTAAAGCCATCAATACAGCGTGTTTTTCTAAGCACTGAAAACGTAGTCGAATTTGTTCCTAGGATGCCAGAAGATGTCGAAATGTGCGAACAAATGACTAAATTTGCAAATTATAAATTTATGCAAAACAACGGCTATAGGTTGCTTAACGATGTTTTCCAAGACGCTATGGTGAAGAAAACTGGTATAGCAAAAGTTATGTACGAAGATATTTCTAAAAGTGAAATACATGAAGCGCATAACCTCACCGACGATGAATTTACATTTTTAACCGAGCCTGACAACGTAACTATTCTAGAGCATACAAAAAACACAAACGGCTCTATGGACGAAGAAGGCATAGAAATCGAAACGGTTATACACGATGTCAAATTAAGTGTTGAACAAACATCAGGAGACATAACAATAACCTCTATACCTCCTGAAGAGTTCTTTGTTGATAGGAACGCAAGAAGTATAGATGACTTTTTCGTTATAGGTCATAGAACAGATATGACTATAGGTGATTTGCTTGCAATGGGTTTCGACCACGACGAAGTTCATAATTTACAAGGCAACATGGCTACTTTCGAAGCAGAAAGTGAGTTCGAAAGAAGAAATTATGCAGTAGACGAAGACGAAGACGAAAGTGCTGACCCGACTAGTCGAAAGGTTGTTGTAACTGAAGCTTATATGAAAATAGACAAAGAAGGAACAGGCAAGCCTTCGATGTATCGGTTTATATTAGGCGGTTCTAGCTATAAGATGTTATCTTGTGAGTTGGCTGATGAAGTACCTTTTGCGGTATTTGAAGTTGACCCTGAACCCCATGCGTTTTTTGGTAGTAGCTTGGTTGATTTAGTTATGGACGACCAAGATGCGGCAACCTCTATGCTTAGAGGTGTATTAGATAATGTAGCTTTGACGAACAACCCTGCGCTAGAAATAGTCGACGGTCAGGTTTCAGTAGATGACTTATTAAACAACGAAATAGGCCGAATCGTAAGAGTAAAACAGTCTGGTTCCATTCGTGAGCAAGTTGTTCCTTTTACCGCAGGCTCTACTCTACCTGCTTTGCAATATTTTGACTCTCTAGTGGAAAACAAAACTGGTGTAAGTAAAGCATCGCAAGGTTTAAACGCAGATGTGTTACAGTCGGCTAGTGCTACTGCCATCGCAGCGACAATGCAGGGTGCGGCAGGTCAGGCCGAGGTTGTGGCCAGAAATTTAGCTGAAGGTGGTATGCGTAGGTTATTTAAACTAATAGCGCATTGTATCATAAATAATGCTGATAAGGAAGAAATTATAAGATTAAACAATGAATTTGTGGCGGTAGACCCCAGAAGTTGGGATGCGGACGCAGATATGATAGTTAATGTTGGTATTGGCACAGGCCGAGAGGCAGAAAAATCTGCAGTGTTAAGAGAAACTTTACAGATGCAAATGTCCGTATGGCAGCAGTATGGACCGCAGAATGGTTTAGTTACTATGACTAATGTGCGAAATACGTTGGCTGATTTACTTGGGACAGTTGGGTTGAAAAATACTGACAGATATTACTTGCCAGTAACTTTTGAAAAAGAACAAGAATTAATAGCTGCAAAACAACAACAAGCTGCACAGCAGGCGCAAATGATGGCGCAAGGTCAGCAGCAGACAGACCCACAACAAGCGTTTATGGCTACGGAGCAAATGAAAGCCTCTACAAAAGCACAAGTTGATATGGCTAAACTGCAGTTAGAAGCACAAAAAGCTGCAAGCGATAGAGATTTCAAAATGCACGAATTAGCTATGAAAGATGATTTACAGCGTGATAATATGGTTCAGGACCTTGCGGTCAAGGTAGCGGAGATATTAGGTAAATATGAAACGGCAGTTGACACGACAGCAATTAAGGCTGAACAAGATAGAGTAAGACCACACAACAAAGAAATGATGGATGGATTACAAGAAACGAGCTATTAGAGCCAGAAATTTATTAAGAAACGAAGAATTTCTAGGCATTATGAAGGATTTGCGAGAAGACCAGTTGCGTCTGATTGCGAATACAAGTGCGTCAGAGGTGGAGAAACGTGAGGATGCTCACGCCATTTATCGGGCGTTAAATGAAATAGAGTTTTTATTAAGGGCGGATGTAGACGCTGAAAAACTCATAGAACGAAAGGCAAGGGACGCTCATGAGCACTGAACCTAACACAGGCAGTATAAATGATATTGCAAATTTAATATCAGAACCGCCGCAAAAATTAGAAGATAATCTGAACGACGTTGCTGAAGCCGTTATGGAGGAACCTCAGGACACTGAGACTGAAGAAACTGTAGAGGTAGCAGAAAGTGAAGATGTCGCTAACCACGAAAGCGATGACATAGAAGAAATCGTGGATGAGGATGGGCTAGAAGAGGATGCAGCCGTTCCCTTTGAACTTTCTGACGATATGGAGCTAGAGTATAAAAGCGATGGCGAAATTAAGAAGGCAACCATTGGGGAGCTAAAGCGTAGCGCCGCTGGACAAGATTACATCCAAAAGGGTATGGAACAAAATGCTAAAGTTAAAAAAGAGCTAGAGCAACTTACCCAAACAATGCAGCAAGATCGTGAAAAGCTTAATAGTTTTTTACAAGCTTTTGAAAATGGTGATGCGCCACAGAAACCAATTATGCCATCGAAGGAACTACAAAATAGTGACCCTTTAGGATACTTGGAAGCTATGGAGCAATATCGGCAGGACCTCGTTGAGTTTGATAAATTTAAAGCAGAAGCTGATGAGCAAGTTAAGCTTAACGAGAGAATGGCGTATGAAGAAAGTCAAAGGTATGCAGCAGAACAGGCTGATATACTGCGGAAGGAAATGCCAGAGTTAAATGACCCTCAAAAAAGTAAACAACTTTTAGAAGACATACAAACGGTGGCTGTTGATTATTATCAGGTTCCCCCGCACATATTAGGCACTTTGCAACATACTTGGGAATTTAAAATCATGCGTGATGCCGTAGCCTATCGCAAACTGCAAACTTCAAAAACAAAAATTGTTGAGAAGACTAAAGGCGCAAGGCCAATGGTTAAAGCAGGTGCGAAGAAAACAGCAAGTTCTACAAAAGCTATGAAGCAAAAAGAAGCACGATCTCGTATGCAGCAATCAGGGTCACTCGATGATGTGACTAAATATCTCTTGTCATAGTGAAAGGACAATATCATGGCTGTTACGGCTAATACAAACGAGACATACGACGTCTCAACAATCCGAGAGGATTTATCGGAGGCAATGGCCTCTATCACCCCAACGGAGACATTACTGATGTCTACTATTGGGTCACGCAATGTTGACAACACTTATTTTGAGTGGAGTGAGGTTGACCTTGCGGCAACTGGCGCAAACAGACAGATAGAGGGCGACGTTGGTCTTTCCAACACAGCGCCAACTAACGCTGTTCGTAAAGGTGGCTACACACAAATCTCAGCTAAAGTTGTTGAAGTTTCTTCTACAAACCAAGCTGTTAATGGTGTTGCAAACGCACAAACAGTAGCAAAGCAAGTTGCTTATAAACTAAGCGAGCTAAAACGTGACATGGAGGCCATGTTGCTAGACAATGTAGCCGCAAACGCAGGTGCTTCTGGTACTGCTAGAGTAACTGCAGGTTTACCTGCTTACCTAACTTCAAACGTTTCACGTGGTACTGGTGGTGCTAACGGCACAACCTCAGGCACAGGCGAAGCGGGTTTTGTAAATGCTGCGGCAACAGACGGAACCCTTCGCCCTATCACTGAGGCACTTTTGAAAGGAGTGATAGCTGATTGTTGGAACGCAGGAGCCACACCAAAGATTGTTATGTGTGGTTCAGCGCAAAAGCAAAAAATCTCAACCTTTACTGGTAACGCAACACGTTTCAAAGAGGCCGAGGACAGCAAGCTCAATGCAGCGATTGACGTATATGTCAGCGACTTCGGAGAGGTTCAAATTGTTCCAAACCGTCATATGCGTGTGAGAACAGTGTCTAGTGTAGATTATACACCAGACGTATTAGTGCTTGACCCATCTTATGCAGAGGTTGCTTACTTGCAGACTGCAAAGCAAGAGCCATTGGCAAAAACTGGTCTGTCAGAGCGCAGATTAATTTCCTGCGAGTACGGCTTACAAGTTACTTCGCAGAAAGCACACGGTATCGTGGCAGATATCAACGCATCATAAAATTAGGTGGGGCAGCAATGCCCCATCCATTAGGAGACCGATATGAAAATTAAGATAACGTCAGATAGAAATCCTTGGGCTAACGGTAGTCCTTGCGCGAAGGGTCAAGAAATAGATGTCGATGATGAAACAGGTAAGGCTATGGTCGAAGCAGGCATGGCTTTAGAGTTAGGTGCATCAAAGCCAAAACGTGCCAGAACTGCAACGGGTAAACTCAAAGCAGACGACCCCACAACGCCAGATGTAAATGAAGCTTGGGAGGGTGGCAAACCACCTAAGAAAAAAAAAGGTAAAAAATAATGGTCGGTAATATAACCAGAGATGAAATGCTTGAATTACTAAAAAAAATGTTAAAAGCAAAAGAGATAGCCAAAGGCGGAAAGGCTTTAGAAAAAGAAATGGAAAAAATGGGGTATGGTAAAATAAAATGAGCGTACAAACAAAATATTTTGACGAAGACGGTAAAATAGTAATTAACCGCAGTCAGGATATTCAACGCATTTTAGATTTCAACAAAGAGCGCAACATAGATGGCCATAACCGTAAGTCTGACATGCGGCTTGCAGGGTCTATACCTTTTGTTGTTATTGAGATGTGGATGAAAGAGTGCGGCGCAAAACTAGGTAGCCAAGAGCTAAACGAATACATCAAGAAAAAACTGATGTCTGGTGAGTTTAGTAAGTTGGTGGCTAACGGTTACTAACATGGATTTGCCCAAAGTAAACATTGCTGTAGCTGCTTCGGCAGTTGTGGCCATAGTGTCTACAGTGGGCGGTGGTATCTGGTATGCTTCTCAGCAAGCTTCTGTTATTGAAAGCCTAACAGAGCAGGTAAATGTTCTTACTATAGAAAATAATGCAACTGACAGAACTAATTTAATTAGGGATGTGCAGAAAAACCAAGAAGATTTACAAGAAATTATCGACATATTATCTGAAGTGTATGAAGATATGGAAGATGCTGACAACGAAATATGGGAGGAAATAGATATACTCCACGAAGATGTTGGGAGCATGGCAGCGCATTATATGGAAATAATAAAGCTTCAATCGCGCATAGCTGTAATAGAAAAAACCTTACAGTTTACTAAAAACGATGGAATGTAGCGATGGACCCTATAAGTTTGTTAAGTTCCATAAAATTAGGAATTTCTGCAGGAAAAACCATAGCAGGTTTAAGTAAAGAAATTGGTCAGTTTTTTGACGCAACGGATGCAGCAAAAAAACAATTACAAAAAAAAGGCATATCAGAAAAAAGCGTAAATGCTACGGCAATGGACAGATGGGCTTCTTTGAGAGCCGCCGCAGATAGTGAACGCGAGCTTCAGGAGTGGATTACGCAAACGTATGGACGCTCAAAATGGTTAGAGCTATTGAAAATACGGCGCGAAGTATTGCAAGAAAAACGCGAGGCAGAGGCTCAGGCGAGGCGTGAGGCTATAGAACGGCAAGAAATGATGATTACCATAGTCGGAATAGTTGTGCTACTCCTGTTCTCGGCTGTGGGCGCTGCGGCCTATCTGCATTATATGGATTGGATTGACGTTCGAGACTGGTTTAGGTGATACTTGTCGAGGTTAAAAGAAATAGGTTTGTGGTATATGCAAAAAATGGTAAGGTTGTAATACAAACTAGTGACTTAAAAGTTGCGAGAGGATTTTTGAATGCCTAAAAAGCAATATGATTTAAATGATAACGGTAAGATAGACCCCGAAGAACGTGAAATAATGTTGGAAGATCGACGCCGCATCATGATTGACCAAGATGCACGTCGTGACGCGCAACGTAGGATGTGTTGGTTCAGCCTGTTTGGAATGTTGCTGTTTCCTTTCGGCGTTGTTTTTACTGAGTGGATGGAGTTGCCACAGGCTTCAGTTATGCTTTCTAGCATGAGTAATATTTATTATGTCAGTATTGCTGCCATAGTTGCTAGTTATTATGGTTTTACAAACATGGGTGGTAAAGAAAATTGATAGGACAGTTTTTAGGACCGATTGCAAGCCTAGCAGGGTCTTGGCTTGACGCAAAGACTACAAAGCAAGCAGCAGAAGCAAAGTTAAAATTAACAGAAGCTGAAGCGAAAGCAAAAATATTATTGTCAGAGAAAACGAGCGTTGCTGATTGGGAGCGCATCATGGCAGAAAATAGTGGGTCATCTTGGAAGGATGAGTGGTTTGTAATAATTTTAAGTTTGCCATTAATTTTATGTTGGATACCTGCAGCCGAAGGATGGGTGGCTAGAGGTTTTGAACAACTGGATAAAGCGCCTGACTGGTATTTTTATAGTTTAGGTATAGCAATATCAGCCTCTTTCGGTGTGAAAGGCTATAAACAGTTTATTAGGAGAAAATAATGCGAGAAATAGACGAAATAATTATCCACGCTACTGCTACGAATCCCAGTTGGATGGCAGATAAACCTGTTGACGATGTAGTTGCGGAAATCAGGCGTTGGCACGTTGAAGAGCGCAAGTGGTCTGACATAGGCTATCATGCCGTTATACATAGAGATGGGGCAATAGGCTACGGACGCCCCGTAGAGCGCACAGGAGCGCACGTAGGGGGCCGAAACAAGACCACGATAGGGGTGAGCCTAGTAGGTGGCAGAGGTGGCATTGCAGATGGAGAATTTTCGGATAACTTTACGCCAGAGCAAGAAGCATCCTTACGTCAGCTAATCGAGGATTATAAAAAACAGTTTCCTAGCATTAATAAAGTGTCTGGTCACAACGAGTATGCTTCAAAAGCTTGCCCCTGTTTTTCTGTTCGTGCTTGGCTCTAATTACCAAGGTCGTAATTTAGGTTTTACTATTCGTGACACGACCTCGCTCACGTCACAATGACCTGATGTTGCTTTTATTTCTTCGTACAGTCCGCTCTCTAACAGAACACGCCAACAATCGGCCTCACTCGGAAACCAAATTCTCAAATGTACTTCATGTTCAGCGACTGTGTAGAATATGGTCAATAGGGTATAATAATCCATGTTACTATCCTAACAGTTTCATTCTTCTATACATTTTGTTTTTCTTAAACATTTGATATTTTTTAACGCTCAACATTTTCACAGTCTTCTGCCAATCATAAATATAGTTTAGCTTTATTGGTCTGTCGCTTAGTGGTACTATATGCATGAGAGGTGACAAAGGCTTAATTGTGTAATTAAGTTTTGTGCCTTTTTCAAAATAAATAAAAAGATTTGTCTGGCAGTTATATTTTAGATTATTGATGCCGCTAATGATGTTGAGCGGATGATACGCAAAAGGGCTTGCCGTATATAAAAAGTTCATACTTTCATTACACGTTATAGCTATGGGCGGCGCTATCTTAATAACCTCAATGTTTTCTTTTTCTGCAAACCCACAAGTTTGATGCGTATGTAGCTCACTACCAAAGTATTTATCATCAACAGGCACAAAACTTATTTGTTTATCGTCTTGTATAACGTCTATTTGTTGCCATGCTTTTATGGTTAGCGACCTTTTTTGCATTTCGACTAATCCAAAACACGACGATATATCACCAAACTTGTTTTTATTAGGTTTCATAAAGGGTTTTTTATCGTTGCCTGTCTTGCAGACAATATCGTAGCCCTCAAGTTCCTCAGGTAAGTAAACGTCTAAATTAATTGGTTTTAATTTATTTTTGAAAAACATTGTTTATTAGTGTCGTTTTATTTTGTCGTTATCAAAATCCCAAGGAACTTTAGGTAAACTTATTCGATGATTGTTAATTTTCTTTTTATCGGTTTCTATCGATGTTTTACCACCGTACTGTTTAGCAAACTCAACACCGAATCTAAATGCGTGTGTTCGAAGTGCGTGGCTATCTATTCCCATAGCTCTCGAAGCTTCAACTATTGTTAGATGGCTGAACATTTCTAAAAGTTCTTTTACTTCTATGGATTGCTTTTTTCTTAACTCCTCCCAAGGTTTCATATTTTAACTCCTTCCTCCCTTAGTTTTTTGACTAATACCGCCATTGCTTCTTTCGCATCTCGATAATCTTGTTTAACCGATGGCGGTGCGTTGGGTAGTAAGGCTAGTGGTTCTAGCCTATCTATTTCTCTTTTAATACTGTCCCGAGTGTCCCTATCCTCTGGTTTTATTTCCATTTTCTGCCTCTCTTAATTTGTAACGCTTTTCATAAGCAAACCACTTATTACGCGTCGAGTTGGTAAATCTGTCCATTTTATCCCTAAAAAGTTCTGGGTATTCATAAAAGTTTTTTGGTTTCCCGTCTTTACGTTCAACGGCCTCTTCTACCCAAGCAGCTATATGTTGCAAAACAAAATTTTCTAAGTCTATAGCGTTCATAGGTGGTTTAGTTAGTTTTTCCATTGTTCATATCCTTTTCGCATTGCTTCAACACCATTCTCAATTACTCTATTTTCTAGTGCTGTTAGTTTATCAATAAATTCTGCCGCCATTATATCCACGCAATGAGCATCTAAAGCTTGTGTCATAAACATATACTGACGTTCAGTTAGTTCGATTTTAATCTTTTTACTCATTGCATCACCATAAAGCTGTCGATGTTGAGGGCTAGGATGGTCATAAAAATAACCATCCCCACTAATATAATTTTATCTTGCCAATCTAGCATTAGAAGCTCTCCTTATATGAATCGTATTGAGAGTCATCGTAATCTAGCGGTGCTGAACATATTGCTTCGTTTATTGCGTCGTCAAAATGCTTTTTAACGTATGCTTTCATGCGAGGCGGTAAATCTTTCATAATACCTTTTTTACTGTGCCAAGCTAATTCTATGTTGTCTGGTACTCTGTCACCATCTACGTCTGCGTAAATGTCTATAACAAACTCTTGGCCTCTAACTTCTATTTCTAACTCTGTGCTTACTGAGTAATTCATAGTGATTCTCCTTTGCTTATATGTAATTTATACCACATAAATTTGTAAGGTGTAAAGTATTATTTTGTAAACTAGCCACTTTTTTTACGAGGTTTCCAGTATTGTTTTTTATAACCAAATGCAGGGTGGCCTGCCCAGTAACCTTCTATCCACATCCACCATAAAAAACGGTCTTGGTATTTAGGTGCTTGCAGCCTACGCTCGGCGCGTGGATTATCTTTGTCGCATTTACGCCAGTAGCCCCGTCTGTAGTGGTATGGCATTTTATGAAATGTTTCGTCGTGGGGTGTTTTAGCTTTAACAGGTTTATCTACATCCCAAGCGACTCTATGCATGGCGTCCATCGCTACACCCATTCCACGGTGCGCTAGTTTACGTTTTGCCCTGTTAGCCGCAGGGGTAAAAGTAACGTTCCTAGGATTGTTTAATATTGCTAGTGAAGCCCCCGCCCAATAGGTAATCATATTAAAAAAATATGAATATTTTGGGTCTGTTTTGGCTCCTCTGTTTTTCCAAGTTGAAACAAATTTGCCATTAGGTGCAAACATACCTAATTGAGTTTCAGTAAGCGTATAACCGTCTTGGCCTTTATATTTAAAATCCTTATCAACGCTGATGCAGAACACAACAAACTGGCCTTCTACTGGCGCGTTTTTTCTGTGGAATAAAACAAAAGCACTCCACCCTCCAGAAGTACCGTGGTTCATTAAATTGCTTTTAGATGTAAAAAGTAGCGTTGGCCTGTCAAAAGGTAATCTTACATCATTTGGAACTTTGCCCTCAAATTCTACTGGATGGTTTGCCGTTTCATCGAAGTCTCCTTTTTCCACCCCTGCGTCATAATTAAACATATTAGGGGCAACGTGTTCCACGGCAAAATCCCAAATATCCGTTACGTCGACTAAATGACAATCTTGCAATCTAAAATTATAAATTTCCTGAACCTTACCACGCTCTTGTAAAGCACTTGGTATGTCCATTTTAAGACGCATTTCTAAGTCTTCTGCATTTCCAAGTCTTTTACTTTCATTATAAAAATTATTTATAAATTCCATCATTTCCATAATATTTCTCCCTTTCGGAGGGGCTTACGCCCCTGCTCTTTTTTTTGCTTCTGCTACCCATTTTTTCATTTGCTCTGGGTCAACTGGTTCTATTGGCATTTCTAAGTCGCTTACCGCTACAACTTCATCATCGAACAACCAAGCTATGTCATCTCCTAATTCATAGTTGATACGAACAAAAATATTTTTACCTTTGTTAGGAGAAATTTGTACGATTGTACCTATTTGTCCGTTATGCGCTCCTCTATGAAACCTACTACTTTTAATCATAACTTTTGTATTTACTTCTAACATAGTGATTCTCCTTTGCTTATATGTAAACATTACCACATGATTCTGTAAACTTCAAATGATATTTTCGTAAATTACGTTAGGTCACTTTACAATTTCTGTATTTGACATTTACAAAAAAGTGTGTTATCGTTTACTTACAAGTAAATTTTTACTTGTACGTTATTTGACAATTTAAAAAAGCAGTAAAGGAGTTTTGTCATGAAACAACATTATCTCGCGTTGGTTTTTATTGGTGGTGGTAATTCACACGCTATCAGAGAAACTAAAGAGGCCGCTATTATGGCAGTTTTACAAGAGGTAAGATTTGCATGGAGTGGCTTATACAATTTAGATGATGCTTGGATAACTATTAATTTGTATGATGCTTCAAAACATGAAAATTTTACTTGGTCACCCGTTGGAGTTTGGGGGTGTGACGCAGATAAAAATAATAAAGAAGATTTGTATGAAGCAGGGTTAAAACTTCCAGAGGTAGAATTAAAATTACCAAAATTAAGAAAAAATGGAAGTATATGGAGCAGAACTTATGAAAATAAACTGCGAGGTGCAATTGACCAGTTAAGCTTATAAATTAAAAGGTAGCCCCTTTGGGGGCTATCTGATATAAAGTGTCTTTATGGAATTGATTAAAGTAGAGTTTGAAGTGTCAGGTCAGCCTCAAGGTAAAGGTCGACCCCGTTTTACTCGTAACGGATATGCATACACTCCTGAGAAAACAAGGGAGTATGAAAAGCGTATCCATGCTTCTGCTTGGCATAAAATGCGTGAGTTAAAATTAGACACAATAGAAAAATTTTGTCACGTTGAGATTATTGCTTTTATGGAAATACCGAAGTCGTGGACTAAAGTAAAAAGATTAGAAGCAGAATATGGTGCTATACTGCCGACTAGCAAACCAGATTTAGATAACATTATTAAAGCTGCATTAGACGGAGCCGAAGGTGTTATTTATTTCTCAGATACACAGGTAACGAGCATAAACGCTAAAAAGGTGTACTGCCACCCAGACCGTGGGCCAGTGCTTTATATGTCCGTCTCATGGACTGTGTAAGACCAGTCAGCGCCATACTTTTCTCTCCATTTCTTTTTATCGTCGTGAATCGCTAATTTAGACTTATCCCATAAACCTTGATGATGCCCTTCGCAGAGAGGTATTGCTTCTAAGTCGCTTGCTTTAGTCGTGCCGTATCTGTCGTGTATAGGATGGTGTGCTGTTGTTGGGCTGTACTGTACCTCGCCAAACTTTTTACAAACGCAGCATGGCATTTCTCTAATTTTGTCTAAATACTTTGCGTTGCGTTTTGTTTTATCTGCTTTTAATCCAAGCGGCGGTCTGTTGGTTAGATTACTCATATGGTTCAAGTAAACTTTCATATTCTTGTATTTCATCAAAACTTTTTTGTGTAGTAGCAACAGAGTGTGTTTCAAAATACATACTACCAAAAGAACATTCCTTAACATGGTCGTGGAATAAAAGCATTCGTTCTTCGTGGTTTCTTATGATACCATTTTTATTTGGTTTTCTTTTACATAACTGTCTTGGTTTTGCAAAACACTTCGGACAGGGCATTGCCCTAATCATTATTTGTTCATCAGTGTAATGGGTCATAACCTATTGCCTCCGCTAGTTTTTCCATAGCCATTTCAAAGTAATCATTAAACTCTTTTTGGCTCATATCATCAAAAGAAATGCTGTCCATAATACGCATATGTGCGCTTGCTAAACTATTCCAACGCATCTTAACGTAACCACACGCCCACTTTAATTCACTATGTAAGTGTTGTTCTGTAGGCCATCGGTTAGTAGCCTCGCAAACATTTTTTAGTGTAGCCCAATATAAATTGTGATGTGGGTTAGACCGTTTGCCTGTTGGCTGTAAATCGAAAACCTGACCTTCTTTGTATTCTTCTATTTTGACAGCATCATACTCAGTAGAGGGCATTAACTGCCCCCCACTTTTTATTACTTGTAGCTTTACTCTGGCCATGAATCTTTGTTCTGGTCTAATGAGTACTGCGCCCAACTTTTTTTACCATCGCCAACCATAACTTTATCTATAGGCCACCCCCGCTCTCGTTTAAGCCTATGAATTACTGCGGCTAGTCGAAAGCAACCAAATTTATTTAAAGCTTCTATAGGCGTTATTGTTTGGCCTGATTTAAGCAACTGTAAAACGTTGCCATCTTGTGTTGTAATATCTTCCATAAGTTTACTCCTTCTTAAAATGGTATTTCATCGTCAAAATCTTCGACGTTATTATTGCTTTCTATTTTTTGCCCTTCGGCTAGTCTTTTATTTTCGTTACTTTTACCTCCTAATAATTTAACTTCTGTTGCGTTTATAGATAAATACGTTTTTCCTTCGTATTCGTTTCTTTTTAAATCACCTGTTATGGCTACAAGTTTACCTTTTAAAAGATACGGTGATATGTTTGTTCTAAAGTATCGTGCGCCGAAAAATATAGTGCTTTTGTTTTCTCCATAGCCATCATCAACAGCTATAGAAAATTTTACAAAGGAGCTTTTATCGCCATCAACAACTTCACAGTCTTTTGTTAAATAGCCTACTGCCGTAATGTTTTTCATTGCTGCAACTCCGCTTTTCTTTTGTCGTGCGCCTCAACAATTTTATTATATTCTGGCTCACCTAAACCAACAGTATTAAGCATTTTTTCATATCTTTTCTCTGCCGCTAAAAAACGCTCCATGTTGCAATCTTCGTAAAACTCTAACATTGCCTCGATACGTTCCTCTAGGTTTATACTTAGATTAGGTTCGTTGTTTTTTGGCTTTTCGTTTTTAAACTCGTCAGCCTCTTCTTCGCTGTAAACATCACCACTTAATTCAAGCAACTTTAATATTACCCTGTCTTTGGCTCTTTTTTCTGCCATAGCGTAGGGATATTTATTTGTTGTGTTGTAGGGTGCGGCCTCGCCTATCGACCAAGCTGTTGCATCGCCTTTATGGCCTGTTACACAGATAGCAACGTGTTTTTCTTTTATATTGCTTTCTATAATCGTTGGTGCATCAAAAACTATATTTTCTTCACTAGCTATTTTTTCTAATGCTTTGTGTAATACCACAGGCGTACCGTGGCAGTTCCAAGTGGCTTTACTTTCTGTTAAACCAACTTTTTTAATTAAATCTATTAATCGTTCTGGTATTTTAGTCATTTTTCTTTTCTTTCTCACAATTATTTCTA